GTAAGAGCATCAAACTTTCTATCTAATTTATCATCAGATTGATTCCATCTATTAATAAGTTTTATAATCATACCTTCCATATTCTCTAATGTTTCAGATTGTCCTTTGTTCTCTACTTTTAAATTCTCTAGCGTTTCTTGTTGCTTTGCTGACTTGTTAGACATTGATACAACTAGGTAAACAAACATTGCACCAACCACTCCTATCATTCCAGCTTCGCCATATATCGCCATAAAATCCACTACTTACCTCGTTTCTTTTTACCCCAACTAAGTGGGTTGATGTTAAATTCTTTTTCATAGAAGGCTACCTTTTCTGCCAACTCTTCTCGCTCAGCCCTTTCTTCCATGATATGTTTACTAAGTAAATCCCCAATCTGTTCATTTGCAACAAGGACATTATCTTCAAGCTTTGCAATCCTAGTTTCAATTTGCCAATAACCATAGACCAACATTCCGATAAGAACTCCAATCTGGCCAAGCCATTTAAGGTTAATGCTAACAATGGCGTTGTCATCAAGAATAGTAGTCCTATAACTTCTAGCGGTATCTGGTTTTGCACTCACTTTACCTCAACTTCTTCCAATCTTTGATGCTTATAACACCAATTGCTATAGTCGCTGATACGACCATGAAACCAATGAACCACAGAATCAGCATCAACTATCTCTGTGAAGACTGTGTTTGTAAACGTATCTTCCGAGTCGAGTGGTATGTTTGCTACCACCCAACCCTGACTTCCACACCCTGTAAACAACAGGGATATTATAAGAGGTACTAGTATTTTCATTGAGTACGATAAAATCTCCGTTACTTAGTTTCTTGATCTGATTCTTCACTTTCTACACTAGCCTGCAACGCATCTACAAAAGCCTGTTTACCAAACCTTAGTTGTTGAAGATTAAATTCAGAAGATTGTATCTTTCGATCTAAATCTGCAACATGGTTAATCATTAGCTTCTGCTCATCAGATAGTTCTGATTCTTTATAATCCTTATCGAATAAAGTGATTATCTGTTCTTGTGGTTTCTTTTCTTTTTTTGCCACGTTTAACTCCTATCGTTATTAATTAAAGTTTTTTGAAATCTGCAATCACACCTACCATAGCATCTGACTTTGCCTTTGCATCTGCCATAGCCTTATCATATCCAGCTTTTTCTGCTTCTAACTGTTCCAAAGAATATTCAACCTCACTATCTGCTAATGCTTCGCCTGTAGATGAATCCCATTGTTTCTTTTTGTAAACAACATATTCTCTTTTTTCTGCTGGTATAGCTGGGATAGCTTCTTTGATTACTACATCAAACTCGTCTTTTTCTTCTGGTACTTCAGCAACAGCTTCTTTTATGATTTCTTCTTTCTTCTCAAAGCCACCTAATGACTTTGCTTTATCATCTGCATATTTTTCCCAATTAGCCATTTAATTCCTCATACTTTGCTTTTGCTTTGGTTAATAATTGTGCTTTGGTGTGTTCATCTGTCCATGCTACGCTATATTTACTGCAATACGCTTGTAGTTGTGCTTTACTCCAAGCATCTTTTGGTTCACCACTTGGATGTCCATTTTGAGATACAAACCATGCTTCTTTACAATCATCATCAAACAATGCTTCAGCAATCTTAACTACTTTTGCATCTTGTCCTTCTAAAATAGAATCTGGATGAACTACATGACGATGATAGCTTGTGCTACCTATTTGACTGCCATCATCCATTACTTTTGTAGCTGTTCTCACTTGTATTGAGAATTCGCCTTTCACTTCTATTTGGTCTACCTCGACCACTTTTTCTAATGCCATATTATTTTTCCTTTTTAATTATCCAATTAAATTTGATATGTTGCACTTAATAAAATAGTTGTTGTTGCACTAATATGAGTTCCTAATTCTCTTGATGTACCAGCATTTGTACCGTCTTCAACAAATTTCTCAAGAAAAATAGTTGTAGCATTTGAAGATACAAACCCTTGAGGAGAACCATTTAATGCTGAAGCTAAATCTGTCATTCTTATAGAAACTGCTGAAAACTCTTGACCTTCTGTATGATCTGGATTAGTAAATGGTAATCCTGTAATAAATGTGTCTCCACTTGGTGAGCTAATACTTGCTAAGGCAAAAAAACCTTGCACATGAACTACATTACCAATTCTTATATATTTTCCTGTGTCAAAACTTGTACTTAAAGTTGCACTTCCAGAAGCAAAAGTAATACCAGCATCCCATGTACCTTCTTCATAAACTAAACCATCGTCACCAGTAGGAGCATTTTCTATACTTGCATCATCTACAGTTCCATGTAAATCATTACCAGATTTATCATGCCATTTATCAGATGCTATTCCACTACCATCGTATTCAGCTACTGCACCGATTTGAGTATAACTGAAGTGAGTTATATTTGCTGTTGCACCATTTGTTGCAATTAAAATTGCTATCGGTTGTCTATTTGTTGAACCACTTGGATATGTAAATTCTACGCTTTCATCAAATGTTGAAGATGTAGTTGTTAATATCGTAGCACTTCCATTAACATCTTGAACTTTTAAAACTCCGCTATCAATAGTACCAGCTATTCTAACACGATAATTTTTTCCAGCAGTTAATGCACCATAATTCTTTAATATTAATGAATTAGTTGCTCCAGCAGTTATGTTGGTTGCACTATTAATTGTCATGTTGCTACTTACATTTGTCCAACCAGAGTTAAAATCAAGACTACCCAATAAATTAGTCTGATTTGCACCTTTGTATTTAAAAGGTACACTTGCACCACTATATAATTCTTTTACTTCTGTAGCATCAAGACCATGATTATGTATTTGAAAATTTTGGATTTCACCATTAAAAAAATAATTAGAAGCACCAGATATGACTGTTTTACCTAAAACAACAGTATCAACATCTGTTGAAGAAGGTAAAAAATATCCA